TAAATAATAATTAGGGCATCTTAAATAAATGGAGTTAACAAATGAATAGAGAGCAACGCAAGAAAGAAGCGAGAGAGATGGCGGCATTGGCTGTGTTTAGCGCTGTGGCCGTTGTGGCTTTTGTAGGGTTTTTTGTATATTACTTTGGCGGCTAGTTATGAATGAAGTAATTTTGATTGGTGTGTTTTTCGCGATAATTATATGCATGGGTTACTTGTTTGAGCGAGACGGCATGAAACAAGATAAGCGTAAGGGGGATGAATGAAGTTAAGAAATTTTTTAGATAAGCATAAGATTAGTTATAAGTCTGCTGCTGAGAATATGGGTTTGCACTATAGCAATATATACCCATTACTTGATAGTAAGGTTTTTAATAATGAATCTTTAATGAGCGCCATTGATTACCAAGTCACCAGTATGGCAGGTGAGTATAAAATGGTAAGAACTAGCGTGGGCGATGATGGCACTGTGACAATAAAAATAAGTCACTTGCCGGTTGATAAGATGGATAAGCAAAACAAATCTGCTTTTGAGTGGGTTAATGAGCTAGCTGGCGAGATTAGCGCTGGTGAAATAGCGGTTAAGTCGGGTTATAGCCTGGCAACTATTCATAGTGTAGCTAGTCGGTCTAATATAAGTTTAAGGGTGAAGTAATGGAAGGTTATGAAGTAGTAAAAGATTTAATTGAACGTGGTTTAATTTCTCATAGTGAGTTGGCTGATTTAACTATATTGGCTTATCAGGCTGAAGCTATTGAAGACGCCAGGAGTGATTGCAATGAATGCTGAGTTATCAAGTAAGCTTTGCGCTATACAATCAAAACTAAAAGCGCCAAAGGGTCAGTTCAATAAGTTTGGTAAATATAATTATAGAAATTGCGAGGATATTCTTGAAGCTGTTAAACCTCTGCTTGCTGATGTTGGTATGTCTATTGTTATATCTGATGATGTTAAGCTTGTTGGCGATAGGGTTTATGTTGTCGCTACTGTTACGCTTTACGATGGTAAAGACTCGGTTAGCAATACGGCATTTGCTCGCGAAGCGCTCACCAAGAAAGGAATGGACGAATCTCAGATAACTGGCGCGGCTAGCTCATATGCTCGCAAATACGCGCTTAATGGTATGTTTTGTATTGACGATACCAAGGATGCGGATAGTCAAGATAACTCTACTGGAGCGGCTACAGTGCCGTCAAGTGACGATATGTCATGGGTTAACGCAATTAAGGCAGGTAGCGCAAAGCTTGAAGAAATTAACGACCCTAAATACCGCGAATACATAGGTGGCTTATTATGAATATAACAATGGATTTAGAAACTATACCAGACCAAACACCTGGCGCACTCGAAAATATAATGGAAACTATCACAGTAAAGGCGCCTGACTTAACTAAGCCAAAGTTAATTGATGCGCTTGGTCTGTGTCAAAAAAATGACAAGTTTAAAACAGTTGCAGAGCTCAAAGAATTTTGGCTTGAACTGCATGGCGAACAGGCAAGGGAGCAACAGGCAAATGAGCAATGGCTTAAAACGTCATTTGACGGCACTAAAGGTCAAATATGCTGCATTGGCGCGGCTTATGAAGATGGTGAGCCGGTGAGCTTTGTGGGTACTGAGATTGATATATTAAATCAGTTTAATGAATGGGTTTATAGTATAGGTGCTGTTCGTGCTGTTGAGTCTGCTATTCCACCAAACTTTATTGGTCACAACTTAATTAAATTTGATATGCCATTCCTACATAAACGAATGGTTATAAATGGAGTTAAGCCTAAGTTTAAATTAGTACCTCACGCGCGACATGGCTTGACGGCGTTTGACACGATGATTGAGTGGTGCGGCTTTGGCAATAGAATCTCCATGGATAACCTAGCTGACGCGCTTGGGTTAAAAGGCAAAACAGCAGGAATGGATGGCTCACAAGTGTGGCCAGAGTACCAAAAGGGTAATATAGATAAAATAGCCAGCTACTGCATTGATGATGTTATATGCACTAGAAACATTTACAACAAACTAACTTTTAAGCGATAGGAATAATCATGGCTACATTTGAGAGTGAGTTTGATGTCAATGATGAGGTGTTTTTTGATTGTCACAGGTTTAAGGTTAAAGGGGTTTATTTTGTTAATGGTGAAATAAGCTACAGATTAGAATCTGACACAAGAGTAATGTCCGCGGTAAACGAAGACAAACTAAAGTCAGCGCCAAAAGAAATGTTTGTGGTTGTAGGCGATCAACCCAGTGGCGAGTTGTCAGTTCTTTCAGCAGTAGTGCTAGAACCAGAAATGACTTTGTCTAAATGCAAGCATTCAATATTGGTAGAGCAATATAATAATTTAAGAATAATGAAGCTAATAGAAATTGAGGAGCAAGAATAATGGCTAGCAAAGGCGTAAATAAAGTAATTCTAGTTGGGAGCTTAGGGCAGGACCCAGAAATTCGCTATCTTCCAAATGGCGGCGCAGTGGCAAATATTAGCGTTGCAACTAGCGAGAGCTGGAAAGACAAAAACACAAACCAGATGCAGGAAAAGACCGAATGGCATAAAGTCGCTATTTTTGGCAAGTTAGCTGAGATAGCTGGAGAGTATCTCAAGAAAGGCTCACAGGTTTACCTTGAAGGTCAATTGCAAACTCGCAAATGGCAAGACCAACAAGGGCAAGATAGATACTCAACAGAGATTGTACTACAAGGATTTAACGGGGTAATGCAAATGCTTGGCGGTGCAAGTGGTGGCGGGCAGAATCAAGCTAACGCGCAGCAGGCACCACAACAACAAGCGCAGGGATTCCAGCCGCAACAGAAAGCGCAAGGCTTTCAACCTCAGCAACAAGCACCACAACAACAAATGCAGCAGGCTACGCAGCAACCAGGGTTTAACCAGCAGCAGCCCAACCCTAATCAATGGAATAGCCAGTAATGAGAAAAGATAACAGATATGTTTTCGAGCTGCCAAGCGGGAAAATCAAAAACCCACAACTTAAGACGGCTGGTGATGATTTAATGGTTAATGATGTGGTTAGTATTGACGGTGATATTGTTATGCCAATGTTTGACGAGAGCGTGAAAATGTACGGGGTTGTTGCTGCTAATGCAAAAAAAGGCGATGAGGTTTTGATAGCGGCAGTGTAATTGGCAGCATGATTGGCGGGTGACTCGCCATGTTTTTTAAGTGCATTGTTATGCTGCAACCATCCGGAAATTCCGGATGGTTGCCACTAGAAATCTTAATTAAACGCCTTGTTATGTGGCGTGAACACAAATGCGGAAGGTTGCGAAATGAGTAGATATAAAAGAGATTACAGGGTTGACGGGTGGCCAGTTGTGGACTTAAAGAATAAAAGAGCGCTAAGTAAAGATGACTTGGTAAGGCGGCTTAATAAATATGAAGATACAGTACGATCAACTATCAATTGGATTGAAGAAACTAACGCTTTAAAGGATGAAGATGGCGGAGAGTCCTTGAGGCTATTAAGGGGTCTGGATTAGACATATAACCATTAAATAATAAGCTTGAGGGACGATAAGTCTTTATTAATTGACTTGTTATGTGGACAACGAACAGAAGAGGTGAATATGAAATTAAGTATTATAGAAAAGTTAAATCATGTATTAAATATCAATGGTGACGTAATGACGAGCACAGGTAAAGCCTATATTACAGAGGCTATTAATCAGATTGAAATATTACAAGATACAGAAGCCAAAATAAGACTAGAGCTTAAAGCTTCAAATGCATTAAATAGAAAGCTAAGAGAGGGTATTGATTACAATGCTGAAACAGGTATGCAGGATGATGAATTAAAAGAAACATAACAAGTAGTTAATAGGTTTTGAGGAACGATAAAATCCTTTTAACGTAGTGTTATCGCAGGCATAAAAAAAGCCCTCGGGGATGTGAGGGCTAAAAGGTGCGTAAATGAAGAGTTTACGAGTTAGAGTATAAACTCAATTTTATTTCATTGCAAACCTTGACGTTTTTATAATTATAAATAATACTATAGCTAAGTTAATCGGAGGGTTTATGAAAGATTTAATTATAAATATTGGCGGCTCGTTTTTGTTTGGTTTGTTTCTGTTTGGGTGTATGGCTTTAGTGAGGCTAGTGTAATGGCTTCTATTAAAATGGTTGTTACGCTAAATTATGATGAGCAGTCTATTCATGGCGGCGATTTGGATAAAGAGGATTTTTTTGACTTGCTAGGTAAGGATGAATTTCAGCTTTACCATGAAGATTTAGAGGTTATTGGCATGTTAAAGGTTGAGTCTTTAGGTGGTTGTGATGAGTGATTATACAATTGACGAATTAATACTAAAGATTGAAACGATACTAATCAAAGAAAACAATGGCTATACGGTTATGGGTAACGCCTTTGATAATCCAGCCATATTATTAAAGTTAATTCTTGATTTTAAAATTGAGTTTCAGTTTCCAGATAATGAAACGTTATGGGCCTATGCTTATTGTGAAAATGAGTTTGAAAGAGTGGAATATCAAGCCGAGTGCACAGATAAGAAAACGGAAACTATAGCTGAGGCGGTTTGTGATTTAGTTGTAAGAAAATACGAGTTTGAGCATGCACAAGAAAATCATTAATAAAGGCAATGTTCGTGACGTTGTTTTGTGGTTAGTGCCTCACTTGATGAGTGAGGTGGCACAAGGCAAGGAAATTGGTATTGAGTTCAAAGAGCTTAAGGCTAAACGTAGCACAGCTCAAAATCGCTTAATGTGGAAGTGGCATGGCGAGCTTCGTGAGCATATAGAGTCGTGTATTGGTCAGGTTCACGATAATAGCACGATACATGAATTGGTTATATCTTACCTTGGTAATAACAGCGTGATTAATACGGCTGGCGAGGATGTCACGGTAAGGGAGCAGACTAGAAAAATGACCATTAAACGGTTTGCTGAGTTTTTAAATAACTACGAGAGATGGGCTAGGGAGCGGTTTAATTGCTGCTTTAGCCATCCTGAAGATTTGTATTGGTCGGCAATGGGTAGGTAATCTTTTTGATTGCCTTGTTATGTGAAAAGCGAATAGGAGAGGTGATTATGGCTAGATACTTGATAGTAAATAGTAGTGAAAACACAATAGAAAAACTTAATGAGTTAGATCGTGTGTTTTTAGATAATATTGATGAGATTATTTTAGAGTGTGAAGTTATTGATATTGTTAAAATGAAATTTTACAGGCCTTGCGGCTGGTTAGATATAAAATAGAAACATAACCTTTTACTTAAACGGCAAGCTTTGCTTGTCCTTTTGAAGTTGTTGTTATGTGTAAGCTAAATTAATAAATAGAGGATGATTATGAAAAAGGTATTTAATATAAATATGGAAAGAAGCCAATCTGTAACGATTTGGGAAGATGGCTGTTTATCTACTGAGGCTCAGAACGGTGACAACCCACAAGTAGATCTTAATGAAGATCAAACAAGGAATGTATACGAGGAGCTACATAAAATTTACGGTGAGAAAGACACATAACCATTGCAATAATAATTTACGAGGCACGAGAAATATTAATTTATTGCCTTGTTATGTGAACAGCGAATGAGGAATTTAGAAATGGCAAAAAAACTTCTTGAGGGTCTAAGTGAAAGATTACCTCCTAAGACTTTCCCGTGTTTCTTAACATTAAGAAATAACGAAATTAAAATAGCCAGTAAAGAGCATTATGATTATTTAAATGAGGTTGCTGATAAACTGTATCAAGAATTTTACGGCTATATATCTAAGCCTAAATTTGATTATTTTTGCTCATCACATCCGCAAGAGTCAAATTGCTTTTGTGTAGCATTGATAATGGACGACTGGTGTGATCAGCATGATTTTAACAATTAACGAAACATAACCTTTGCGCTAAGCGGCAAGCTTGCGCAGTCCGATTAAGTGCGTTGTTATGTCCGTACTTACGATTAACTAAGGAGTTTATTTTGAAAAGATTAACAGCCCAAGGGCAATTAAAGGATGGCGATAAAATAATTATTATTGGAAAGTCACCAAAAGACGACCAGAAAGCAAAGGTGAAACTAGTTTTTGACAACGAAGGTATAGAAGAAATAATTATTGACAGAAAGAAAAACAGATACTTTATAACGCACATGGTTGTTAGTGGTAGTTCATGGGCGCAAACCGTGCTTATTGAGTAAGTACACATAACATGGTAGTTAAACGGCGGCGAGCATTAGCGAGCTGTCCGATTAACGTAGTGTTATGTTAACTCAGAAGGTGATTAAAATGATTATGGAATATGAGAAAGAGTATAGAAAAATTAATAGCCCGATAGTCTTCACAACCAGAAAAACAGAAAAAGAATTACTAAAAAGTAATATTATTTACGGTGTTGAGTTATTAGGTGTTCTAATGTCGTTTATGTTTGTTGTGTGGGTACTTGGGCCACGTAGCGGTGATTTTATTAACTGGGTGCAGGCTGTGTTATGAAGAGTAAGAAGTGTAAGTTTTGCGGCAATGAGTTTAAGCAGGCCAGACCAATGCAAAACGTTTGCAGCCCAGATTGCGCCTATAAGCTCGTTGAGCAAAAGAATATAAAGAAAGCCGCTAAAGCCATCAAGGATAAAGAGAAGGAGCTTAGAAAGCACCTGAAAGAGTCTAAGGAGAAATTAAAGACCAAGGGCCAGTTAGCCAAAGAAGCGCAGGTGGCTTTTAATAAATACGTTAGATTGAGAGATAAAGATTTGCCATGTATAAGCTGCGGGCGTCATCACCAAGGGCAGTATCACGCGGGGCATTATCGCAGTGTCGGCAGTTCACCGCATTTAAGGTTTAACTTGTGGAACGTGCATCTCCAGTGTCAGCCCTGCAATGTGCATTTAAGCGGCAATCTAATAAACTACAGAATGAACTTAATTAAAAAGATAGGGCAAGAAAAAGTTGACTGGATTGAATCAGCCAGCTTTAGCAATAAATATTCCGAGGAATATTTGAGAAGGGTTAAGCTGGTTTTTGGTGTAAAATTTAATTTATTAAGGCGGCGTTATGGATCTGGCGCCGCCTAGTTGGGCTTAGTAAATAAGTTAAATAGGAGTTACTCCGCCATTGAAGTTATTTGTGAAAGTGACGTTGGCGCTACCGGTAACACCGGTAGTTCCTGTGTAGTGATTTCTGTCAGCGAACACATTGGAGCCGACAGTCGCGTTAAAAACAAAAGCTCGACTTGTCGAACTGTTAATTACAATGTTATCCATTATTCTCGACTCGAAAAATCCCTCAGCAACTCTTATTCCTGATATATTCTCAAAGTTAGTAAACTGATTTCCGTTTATTTTTCCTGTAAAATTACCCTCGACTCTAATCAGTGCTGAGTTTCCTGCTGGCCCGTCCATATCGAAAAATTCATTTTCGTTAATTGATAAATTGTACTGCGTCAAAGTCGTTGCTAGATTTATCAGTGTGAAGCCACCCTCTCCGTCTCGTGTTTTGTTTTTGCAAATAGAGATGCCATTCAGCGCAAAATCGGTATCTATATTTGATAATAACAAAGCATTGCCACAATTTTTCATCTCGTTCAAGTTAATATCAATATTGCTAGGGCGGCTAGCTAGTACATGCGCTTGGTTACAGCTTATTATCGTGTTGTGCGTCGAGCTCATGTTGCGATCTCTTAATTCAACACCGCGATCGCAGTTTTGTATATTATTTCTATAAACGTGCCAGTGTTCAGCGTCATTATGTGTGCTAACTGCCGCGTGCCAAGTATCAGATATTGTGTTTCTATATATATTTGTATTTCTTACAACACCCAAATACTCTGGCGTTAATGCTGCGGAAAGATGACTACTAACTACCGCGTGGCGAGATTTGTTTATATTATTATGACTTATGACACCATGGTTGCATGCTGAAGTCGGTACGATTCCGTAATTTACCGTATCACTAACGCCCTTTGCGTCATCTGTTACAGTGTTTCTTGTTGCTGTATAGTTATAGCAACTAACAAACCCGATAGACCTGGCATCGCACAGTTCAACATTGCAATTCTCTATATTCACATCCCTTCCGTAAAAAATATAAATACCCCAATCACCGCTCCCGCTTGGCTGCTGCCGACCCTGCCCTATTATTTTTAGGTTTTTTATTTCTACGTCATCAATTGAATTTATTTTATGAACACTAGTGCCGGCTGGGTACGGAAATGACTCCATTACACCATCAGAAATGGATACTCCTGTCGATGACAGTATCTCATTCACTATTTGTAGCTCGCCAATTCTTACTGCTACACTGCTATCAACCCAGTCACCGTTGATCGCATTATTTGATATTTCAATTAAATCACCCTCATTAAAAATGGAACTATCTGAAACAGTGATTGTATTATCCCCAATGCCTGTCGCTTGCGTTGTTGTTGTAGTAGAGCCAACAGCTCCGCGATACACAATAAGCGGTTCATCTGAAAAAGAACCAATATTAGAGAAGTCAAAAACACAACCTTTGTCAACATTAATGCTTACGTTGCTATAACCTATAATTTGCTGATCAACTCGGTATTCTCTCGGTAATGCGCCAATCGTTCCACCAGTGTTTTGCATTGAGTTTATAGCTGCTTGAATTTCAAGATGTTGGCTTGAGTCAGTATCCGTTGCCCCCATTTGCTCTATTGAAACCTCGTAACTATGAACCAACGACCACTGATTTCCAGCACCATCATTTATAATTGCGTTAGCTAGCTGTGCTGGAGTTTGGCTTGGTGTTTGAGCTATAACCCCGTTTTGTTTCCACTTTGCCCCACCACCATCACCTGAAGTCGTAAATCCGCTAGTTTCTAAAACATAATCAGATGGATAGCCCTGAGTTGAATTAATTAAATCGGTAGTTGTAATTAACCCAGCTTGCGAGCTTGACCAATTAATATCGACGCTAGCCTCTTCCAGCTTTGGCGTGACGATATTATCAGCAATAGTTACATCAGTTGTAACACCATCAAACGCCACTCCAGAAATAACAGAATAGTCATATTTATTTGCTGTAAACACATCATCCGGAGTTAAATCAAATATAGGCTTGTTGCAATTTAAATCTGACTGACCGCTATCAAGCTGAACGCGGCGGCCAATTTGAAAGTCCTCAGTATGATTTCCCGTCATACTAAATGAGCTAGGTGAATCATAGGACGCTTGAACTGGCGCTGTGAAATGTTCAGGGTTGATTGTTTCAACCTCTGCACCGTCAACCGTTAGCTTTCTAGCCTTTCTTACGTTTAACTTATCGAGCTGCGTAAAAGCAGCCTCGCACTTTACTTTAGCCATTTATAAAACCTCACTTGAGAATGCTATATATATATAATTTGCAGTAGTAGAGCCACCATAAACCCTCTCATCACCATTGCCCGTGCCACCAAAACCCTCTACGTTTAAAGTTATATCACTGGCATTAAAAGCATAATTACTGCCAGTTGGCCCGTCAATTTGCGTTTTCGCGTCCGTGACGTTTGGCTGCAATATACTATCATCAACTGACATATTTCTATCAATTATAGCCCAGTTATTCAAATTTAAAGCTGTGTTATCATAGTTCTTAACTATAGCAAACTGCGGTGTTGTTAAATTAGTTGCTATTAGTTTATTGCCTAGATTTGATGTTTTTGTGTAGCTACCAACCTCAATGCCGTCTGCTGGATTATCTGCGAACAATACAGCTATATAGTTCGCCGCGGCAATATTCAAATCACCAGATACAAAGAAGTCGGCAGCATTTGGAGTAAGGCTGGCAAACTCAGTAGCAGCAGAAACTAAATCATCAGTGTTTAACAGACACTTTTGATTGTTACCTAAATCCTTGTGATATACAAACCAATCACCAGCAACGTCCGTCCTCTTAATTAACATAAACGCCGGAGCCACTGACATATCGTGCGGGAACTGACCAACGGGTGCTCCATCTCCGGTGTATGTTACGAAGTCGCATAAATTTGTCTTTTTTCTGAATTGCATTAGTGAGTATATTAACCCGTTCGCATTCACTCCAGAGTCATTGCCAAGCTCAATTCCTATCGAATTGGTTGATAAAACCTTATTGCTTGAGCTTGAGGCGGCTGAGTCGTCGTTGCTGGATACATACAATCCAAGATTAAAAGGAGAAGCGCTTGTTGTTATTTCATGGTCAGAGGCACTGTGCGATTTTATCCATATTAAAGTTTCATCGCTTGACGTATCAACACCTGTGTTTATTTGTCTGTTATTAGCTCCTGTTCCCGCGTAAGTTAGGGTTTTAATGTAAACAAGGCCCACGGGTGTCGAATTGCCGGTTGTAAACTCTGTCGGCTCTGAATATTCAGAAGCCCTAACATTAGTCGAGGCATATTGAACCCTGAAATAATAAAGAGTGCTATCAAGCAGTGCGTTTGATACCTGGTGTTGAGAATCATCGAGTACCCAAGTGCTATCATATTCAATTGTGCTAAAGTCGCTATTTAATGACGCCTGCCAGCGTGACATTGTTTGCGTTTCATTACTATTTCGTATTTCAAAATCATCAGCCGCGAGCAACGGCGGGTTGCTTACGTTTGTTTGGCCGTCAGTCGGAGATTGATTGACTGGCTTCACTATTGGACCACCATTAAAATCAGCCCATATTGCGTGATTATTTACTTGGTCTGTTGGGTCGTTATTTATATTGCTAGATAGAGCTATATATAAATGGTTGTCACTACCAACAACCCATTCACCGTTATTAAACGTCTTTCCTTTGGCCCAGTCCTGTAAAAATTGAACTCTGGTCCAGTTGGTGCCGTCATCAACAGTGGGGTCATTTCCTTGATTGTTGTTAATTAGAGACAAATAGAAAAAGCCATCACTACCAACGACTATTTGATTCTCTCTATAGTCTGTTCCACTAACCCACATATTAAGCAATTGCTGCTGGTTACTAACTGGGTCACGCTCCCATATTTGAACGTCATTAGAATCAAGTAAATGAACATTATAATCACCGCTTAGGAATATCTCACCATCACCCGTGGCAACTCGCCCCTCACCATCTAAAATAACAGGGTTGGTGTTTGGTGTTGTCAGGTCACTATCTGAGTAAGTGTTTTTTAATGTTGTTGTTCCAGTTTCGTAAAAGAATAATTTACCACTAGCCAATACATTGCCGGCGTCATCAAAAAACTGTGGGACTGGGTTTACAAATCTAGTCATTTTTTTCTGTTCCTACTGTTGAGACACTACCCAAAAATAAAGCCGTTGCAAGTTCAGGGTATTGACTCTTGAACTGCTGAAAGTTTTGTTTTAGCACTGGACTTGCTTGAAGCGCTTTCTTAAGTCTACGCTGTTGTGCTCGTTTTTTCATCTGTCCAGCTGCACTATCTAAAGCCTGCGCAGCCATCCAACCCTGAACGCCACCCATTGCAGTGAATAATCTATTCATGTCTGGGCTGCTCTTTAGTGCGTTAAGCATGTCGTCTGCTGTCCCGCTAGCCTGCGCTATCTGGTCAAACGGTATTTTAAGCTCGCCAGCTTCACGTATTTTATTGATGGCCTTTAGTGCCTTGGGGTTATTTTTAAAAACAACCTGCATTTTTTCATCACCAATCTTATTAAGTCTATTTATAAAATTAGTTCCCGACCAATCACGAACGCCACCTTCAAGTTTTCCGCTTGTTCTTTTTAAGGCTGAGTTCATTAAATCCATAACCACTGAGGACTGTAAAGAGCCTAATGCTTTTTTACCTGCATCGCCTGACTTCATTAGCGAGTCAACAACTTTACTAACATCACTAACTGCACCGGCTTTAGAGGACGATAAAAGCGTATTTATAACATGCTCATCAAGTATTAAATCACGATCAAAAGTGCCTTTCTTTTTGCTTGTTAGCTTTTGGACTAAATCACCAGCGCTAAACTCGCCTTTAAAGTCTTTGAATTCGTTAATGGCTCTTAGTGCTGCGTTGGCTGAGTCGAGAGATTTATTACCAAGTGCGCCGCGCTCCGAATTACTCATTGATTCAAGCGAATCTTTAACGGCCTCAACTTCCTTTTTAACTCCGTCTTTCAATTTACCAACTACCGCACGAATGCCAGGTGGTGAATCAAAGCTAAGCATGGCATTTAAATCTTTTGTTAAGTTGCTGTGATTTAAAATGTTTAACGGGGTTATCTCGGATTTGACCGGTAAAAAACTGCCTTCTGCGGTCTTGGCTGCTTTATCCATCCATGCCGCTCTGGCCGCTGGGTCTTGGTTTACTCCGTATTCAGTCATTAAATCGTTTAGCTGTGTTTTCTCTGCTGTCGTGATTTGCTTCATCATGTCAGCGAATGCTTTATCATTATTAACCGTGTCGATTAGGTTTTGACCACTAAGCGGAATGCCTTCACCTTCACTTAAAGTGCCAAGCTCCTTGTAAGCCTCGTTTACGCTTTGTTTTGTTTGTTTATACCTAGACTCTAAAGCATCCTTAATTAAAGCGCCAGACTCTTCAGGTATACCCAATTCATCAGCTAGCTTTTGTGTTGTCTCTCTAAATGATGCTGATTCGTCAGATAGTCTTTCGCGCAGCTTGCTAGCAATGTCTGATTCTGCATCTCGGTTTAATCTTCGCTCTGTTAGAAAATCAATGGGCTGTTGAGTTATTCGACTCTCTACCGTTGGGATGTTTAGTTCTTCAAAAAGCGCCTGCCTTCTTAATTGCTCAACGTCTGAAGCTTCAAAACCCTGCGGTATTGGTTGAGTTGAGTCACCCGCTAGCTGCTGCCTTTGTGCTGCTTGTTCTTGGCCCCTTCTTGCTGTGCCTGCGCCAACTCTACGAGCGCCGCCAAACCCCATCCTCTCAAGTGCTGCTGTTGGTAGAGTTGTGGCTAATGCCGCTGCCGTTGGTGAGCCTGTTAAGTCCATTGTTGTATCACCTAAAAACCTTTCGCTTGCCTGAAGTCCTTCCGCTAATGGCTGTACAACCTGCTGAGCTCCACGCATAGCGCCTTGCCCTGCTTCTGTTCTTGGTTGGTATGTTAGCATGTCTCTAGTGCCTTGAACCCAATCAGCGCCTTGACCTTGCTCACCAGGTAGTATTGTTCCGGCCATGCCAGCAAGTCCTGCAAGTGGCTCAGCAACGGCAGAGCTAACAAGCCCTAAACCAGCCTCGCCAGCGCCTAGTATTGTTTCACCTATACCTTGCTTTGGTTGCGCTTCAGCTAGAAGGTTTGAATAGTCGCTCTCTTGCATTTCTTTTATTTTATTTGCAAAGAGTTGCGCGGCTTCTTTATCGCCTTTTGCGTCGGCTTGCATTAGTGCTGATTTGTATTGTTCAATGGTAGCCATTATAGTTTAATCCCATATTCTTTCGCTACATCCTCAAAGCTTCGTTTGCGTTCTTCCGTTGTCTTTTCGGCTTGGGTGTCGTCGCTATATTCGAAGTTTTCCCAGTCTTCCATGTTTTTAAGTGTTCTTAAATCACCAGCGGACTGCGCGGCTTCTTTGCCCATTTCGATTCTTTGTTTTATTAAATCTTGGCCCTGCCTAATTAAAGCTCTATTACCTTCGGTTGATTTGCCAAAATCAGCCTCCATTGATTTGAGCCACTGGCCTTCTGTCACGGTAAATTGAGCGCCAAATATTGGTTTAAGCTGCTCTAAAACTCGCTTGCCTAGTATGTTTTCAAGTTCGGCCTCGTTTGCGCTTTCCATGCCTAGCATTTTCTTGCCCCATAATAAAGCCTGCTGCGGTTTACCAGTGCTAACAAGGTCTAGTAATTTATCAGCTCTTTTTAGTGTTGATAGAGACTGTGACGCATCGAGTCCATTTTGTATTCTTGTTGCTTCTTGCTCAACCTGTTTCCCCGCTCTAGCCTTGGCTTTAGCTGTTTCAACGTCAAGTGCTTTTTCTGCTTTCTTTTGCTCAAGAGTTATCTTGTTTAGTTGCTGTAGGTTTTCAGCGTAAACAGGATCAATACTTGCCTCTCCGGTGTTGGGGTTGAATACGAGCCCTTTCTCACCTTTTTGAAATGGCTTGTCAACTGCTGCGCCTTTTGGTTTTTGCAACACACCTAAATCCTGCCCCATTTGCAACATGCCGCCATAGATTCCTGCTCGCTCATCTGGTGAGGCGTTAATTATGTTATCAATCTGCGCTATTGCATTTGGGTTATTTGCGTACTCTTTCTTTTTGTTTTGCCAGAATCCTGTAGCGTCACTGTATGGCATACTTAGCGCAATTGGTACACTAGCAAAAGTATCAACAACTTGATTTTTATTTAAAGTTGAGAATAGGTTTTGCATTTGCCCAGCTGCTTGAGGATTGATGGTAGCCATTTGAGCGAATAAAGGTGATTGCTCTAACATGCTAGCGCCACTATCTACACCCTGCCTTAATTGGGATTGAATAGAGCGCATCCTTGCCGCGTCCTGCCCTTCCTGAAATCGTTGGGGTAAGGTTTCTAAATTCTGCTGATTACGCAAAAAAGATTGCGCTATAACTTGGTCAATTGCGCTCATTATGGATTGCCTCCCCATTGGTTAGTGCCGCGAATAAATGTCTCGTCGCTTATTGCGCTTTGACCTGTTGGTTGCTGTTGCTGGTTGTCGCTGCTACCCATACTACCCCAGTCAACATTAGACGCTAGATTGCCCAAAGCATTAGTTATGCCTGTCACTTTGTTTGCTTGAGCTATATCTCTCATGCCTGCCGCTTGGGACATTTGGTTTGCAAAGTTTAACGTATTAGTGCCTTGGCCTACACTTATATTACCTAGATTAGTACCTAGGCCAGCCTGCAATTGACTTTTATTTGTCATTTGGTTTTGTAATATGTTCGCTATATTTTGTGTTGTTTGGTCGTTTAGGTTTGCTAGGTTATTACCTAGATTACCAATATTTTGAGATTGTTGCTGCCTAGTTTGACCTATATTGCTAGCTAATTGCTGCCCAACACCCATCCTCATATTACCAATAATCCCACCGGATTGCATTTGATTGCCTGCTAATTGGCTAGCTGCGCCAGTTTCAAGGCCTGCAAGATTACCACCTAAAACTTGGTTTATTTGGTTCGTACTTAGCCCTTGCTGCTGTAGTGATTGGTATAATCTCTCGGCTGTTGCTGCGTCTAGTCCCGCTATCTGTCCCGCTGTTTGCATGTCAATATTTGCTAGGTTTCCTGCTGTCTCTCTTATTCCTGCAATCCTCTGATCTTGAGTTCCTAGCCTTAGTTGAGATTCAGCACCCATGAATTGCCCCTGCATTGCTGCCAACTTCTCACCAAGCCCCCTGCTCAACTGCGATTCACTTAGCCCTGTTCTTTGTGCTAAATCAGCCAGTTTTGATGCTATATTGGCTTGTAGTTGCCCTCTAGCTATATTGGCTTGCCCTTTTAATTGCGCATTTGCTTGATTCGCCTGTGTTTCTAAAGAGCTTATTTGTCCAGCGGCCTGAAGCCCTCTGCCGGATATAGACTGAAGGTTTGCGATTTGCCTTTGCAGGTCTTGTGATGCTATACCCTGCGCTTGCTCTTGTAGTGCGGTTAATACATTTCCACCTTGAAGCCCACCGGTTGCCGCCGCGTTTCTTAATAGTGATTGCTCTTGCCTTTCGCGCAGGAACTTTTGACCTGCGCTTTCTTGGAAATTAGCGTAAGCCTCTGCTTGCGCTTCGGGGCCAGCCGCACCAGATAAGGCAAGCTCTAGGGCTGTCGATTTTGCGCCCGCTCTACTGTATGGATTAAGATGACCAACGCTAGCTTTAACTCTAGGAGTTGATATAGAGCCGCTAAACCTAAGTGCCTCATTTAAATCCTCCCTAGCCTGGTTGTATCCCCCTCTTTCGCTTGCCATTGCGTCGTCATACCCTTGAGTTAGAGCTTGCCTCATTCCCTGCTGCCCTTCTCGCAACAGGTTTAATTGACTGGCTTGGCCACTTCTTAGTATTTTGTCGGTTTCGGCTTGCGATTGAGTTAGTCTATCCTGAGCTGTTCCAGCTGCCCTTTCTATGTCTCTGCCACTATCCGCGCTTGAACGCAGCAATTGCTGTCTTGCTTGCTCAAAATTCGATGTTAAATCCTGCTCTCCGCGTCTTGCTATGTCTGTTAGAGCGCGTCTTGCTGAGTCTCTGCCTTGCGTTATATCTTGAGCCGCATTAAATCGCGCTTGCTCAATTGCGGATTCAGCCCCTCTCAATCCATACGTTGGTTCAATCGTTTCCTGCTCGCCGATACTATATATCCGGCTATCGCTACCACTCCTTTCGGGTAAGCCTAGCAACTCTCTTTTAAAATCATCAGCGCCAAAGTCAAGAATCTTATTCGATGCGTCAGTAAAGTTTGCTAGATAAGATTGAGTTGTTAATTGACCTTGCTTGAATTGCTCGATTATTTCAGGGGTCATAATATCTATAGTGCCCATTGCGTCACCATAGTATTTTTTTATTTCTTGCTTTCCCTTCTCCGCCTCGGCTCTTGATTCGGATTGAGAGCGCCTTAACGCCTCCTCCTGCCTTCTTGCTGCCTTGTCTTGCTTGTTGGAACTGTAAATAGTACCAACAAGAGCTATTGCTGCTGCTGCCCAACCCATTCTATAACCCTCTACTTAAAATCATTAAATCATGGGCTTTTTGGTTTTTCTTAAAAGCGCCACTGATAACACCAACTTCATTAAATTCAAATTCTTTTAGATAATTTATTACGTTTGGGTATATAACAGGAACCTCGGTTATTAACTGCTTGAAAGGCGTGTTTCTCTTTACCCATTCCAATATCTTAAAGCCTGCGCTTTTACTATATTCTTTTCTGTGTTCTTTTAGTATGTGTATGTGTCCAACGCAAGATAGGGAGGTTTTAACGTGTATACAGCAAACGCCTATAACTTTATTGTCAGAAATAATAGATAGCCACCATTCTTTAAAAACATCGGGGTATAAGTCATCAATAACAGCGCCGTCCTCAGTTATTGAGTTTAAAATACTATCATCTAGCAATACATCCATTATCAACCCAGAGTTATAAGTTTGTTCTACTATCACACCATTACCCAGCCCGTATCATCATCAATGCCCGTCGTCTTAATATACAGTATACTACCTGTAGTACCGTTTGTATCCATATAGAGTGTTTTGGCTTTTTCTTTAAGCACTCCTTCTGGGCTGCCTTCACCGGCTCTTACCTCTAACTGAGACAGGTCGTTTATTATTTGGAAGTGTGATTGTGTTGGGCTGTTGTCGCGCTCAACAATGGGTACATTGACCTCGGTTGGATTTATTAGTTTATATTCCATCTAAATCCACCAGTGCTTTTAATAGAACGTATCTATTGTTATCCGTCATTGTTAACTTATAAATCCTGAATCTATTTGACTGGCCCAACCTAAACCGCTTAGCTTTGATTGATTCGCCAGTTTTACCCGCACTCATTAATCTGTCACTTGTAAATATACGGCCATCGTTTGAGTACGATAAGGCAATTTTTGGCTCGGCTGATGGGTCTGGATTTATTCCGCTTTCAATTTCAATCTCGAATGAGTTGTGAAAAACCCTTTTTGATTCGTTGCTGGTAGTTGGTAGTGCAACCTCTCTAGTTACGAATTCGCCATAATCAGTGTTTGAGTTAAAGTCTAGCTCGCCAATTATTCCGCCCTCACTATCGCCGCATAAGAGCTTGCCGTAAGCGGTTAGAATGCTCTGTGGGCGCCAACCACTCTTACTACGAAGGTTTTCAGAGCGCCGCTCGCACCATACTTTCTTTTGTGTTAGCTTGCTGGCTTTTGACTGAAGAACGAAAGTACCCGCGGCAGTTGTCCATCCTATGAAGTCCTCACCCTTCGCTGAGTACGACCAAGTAAAAGCTTCATCTAATTGAATATCAGTATTCTCTTGAAGCTTTAAATCTATAGCTGTTGTTGATACTGCGGTAAAGTTATTACCACTATGTACATAAACCTGAGGTGATTCATTGTCACCTTGGCCAATAAATGCAAAGGTATCGTCAAACTCAGCAATGGAAAACTTACTAGCCAGACCTTTTGGTAGTACGTAACCAGTGATTCTTTGAAATGGGAACCCAGCTCCGCCAACGTTCCTAAATGCCTCGCAGGTCTGAGAGCCAAAAACGTATAATTGGTTTCTGTGCACGTGTAAACCGCGTATATCGTCCGGGTCAGCTTCTGCCGTGCCAAAATCTAAAGCATTGTAATTAGTACCGTCATTTAAAGCAGATACAAAAAACTTCTTGCCAGCCGTTGAGAAAACAAAATAGCCATCAATAAATACAACAATCTCAGCATTACCGTTAGCTGTAAAGTCTAGGTCGGTTATCTGCTGTAATCCGTTTGTTTTTTCATATGTGTAACCAATGCCGGTGCCAGGAACCACAATAATCAATTGTATTCCATTATCAGACATTGATACGCGGCCAGTGCCACTTATAGCGCCAAGCTCTTCAAGGTTGAAGCTGAATGATGTGGCGCTACCTGCAACCCTATTCAGTCTATAAAGCTTATTACCGTTGACAAAATAAGGCTCAGACTTAAACGTGCGCGAACCTCGATTTACTTCAAAGTCACCGCTATTTGCAATCTCGGATAGGCCAGGAGTCGGGAATAGTTGGGCCTGTGATATACCCATAGTCTCAGGCACGTTAACATAAAAGTTAAGGCAGCGCTGAGAGCTGACTGGTAAGGATTCAGATTGATAAAAACCACCGCTTAACGGTATCTCGCTAATCATCGCGTGTGGTCCGGATTCAATTGGATATAAGTGTCTTCATTATCAAAACCCTTGGCATTCTCTAGTGATTGCATGGCCTGCATTTGGATCCGTTGAAACTTGCTATCTGTAACCGTGTATTCGTCAGCTAAATACATAGCCAGGTTATAAGCAAGAGTCAAAAACCATTCACTAGGAAAGTCAGGGTTATCACCGTTTTCAGGTGTTACCTCTGTTGGCCTAACGTATGTGATTCTTAACTGCTGATTGTTTGATGATGGCGCTTGCCAAACATACAATTCGCCACACGTTAATTGTGGCGTGTAATACCAGCATGTCACGGTGCCTTGACTGGTTTTGTCTGGCTGTTCAAAGTAATCTGTTCTGGCCCATTCATAAGTTGGAATGTCTTCGCGAGTATTAGACTCTCTAAATCTAGTATCAATGATACTCATCGGCCTATCGATATATTCAATATTTAAAAATATATCATTACCACTGCTTACCGTGTCGGTTGGCTCATCTGCAATTAATATAGAGCCAATACCAAAACCCGTAACAGTGGTTTCAAACTTAACGCCACTATCAAGTGTGATTAATATGGTTTCGCTCATTGTATAAATTGAGCTGTCAGCAACTTCAATTAATAGTGAGGCAGGCACATAATCAGCAGTAACAGAATCCAGTTTGTAGTCGTCCCTAATTGCATTTTTACACCCAGAGCCAAGCTTATACTTTTCCTTGCCTTGCTGAAGAAATAAAACGCCCTCAGTGATGGTCCACAAGTGAAATCCTTGTTGCTGCCAGCTTTTAACCATGTCATTGAGTGTTTCAATACCCTGCTCTCTATCAACAGCATTTAATGATAACTCAGCATCAATCACACCTAGCAATCTAAGTGCTTTCTTTACTATATCAACAGCCGTTCTTTGTAGTGTAGGTTGATTCATAAGTCGTCTTTATTACCCTCGCCAAATGGCAAATTTGCATCATCTTCTGGCGTTGGTCGTGGGTTAGCAACGCTTATTTTATCTTGTCTAGGCTTAACTATTAATTGCGGGTGCTTCTCGTCGTAAAATTCCTTGGGAGCAAGCTTGTTGTCCCAAGTAAATTTGCATTCTGAGCGCATATAAGTAAAACCGCTTATATCATCCCTGACTTTATAATCGCCGGGAACGGCCTTATTCCCATGCTTACGCATCCTGGCCACAATTAAACCTTGTTACCTTGTTGGTTTGGTGGTAGCTGTGAGCCTTTCTTTTGCTGCGCTGCTTGTCTTGTTTTACTCATGTTATTACCTCAATCTAAAGTTTGTGAATTTAGCGTTTGTTACAATTATATCGGACGTGCCATCTGTGTTTGCTACGTAAATAGATACACTATCGCCAGGCTGTAGCGTAAAAATACCAACTAGCGGAACTGATGTGGGCTGACTGTTTTCAGTTCCATTCTCGGTTATCACACTTGCCGCGTCTCCTGGTGTGTCATTCAATACCAATCTAGCAACAATGTAATCCGAACCACCACCGGCCTTCTCCATTGTTACAAAACCAGTAAAGTCTATTCTTATTGGTTGCTCACTTACATTTTCAACATCACCATCAACACTTACCGACAGGCGCTCGCTGATAGAGCTTAGCCAGTTTCCTTGATTGATTTTAACAAATGTATTTGTAGATACTATTGGGACGGTTGTTTGCGTTACCAGGTACGGGTTGGCGGCAATTATCGAATCCTCTAACCCGCCGTTTGAGCTAAAGTCAAAGCGTATATCTCCAACAGTAACCCCTCCGGCCAGTGGAGTTATTCCGCCTGAAAAATTCCCGTTTGTGTAACTACATATCTCATTTGGCTGTATATCAGTATTGCCATTGGAGTTAATGCCAACAGAACCAACTGGTGCGTTCATTACCACTGAGTCAAACTTAGGGTCTGAAAGTACAGCCGCTGAGAAATCCAAGCCAACAAATGCAGGGTTTGATGATTGCAGGTTAAGCCCATCGGTGCGAGTTGTGTTCCAATTCGCCCCGTTTAGAGTTATGCCTTGTTGAACGTCAATGGAGCCACTATTAATGATATTTAAATCATCAAGCTCGAAAGTGCCCCACTTGGCAGCAAAGGCAATTAACAACGTGTTACATAGGAAATAATCACCACCACTACCTGTTCTAGTCAAATTAAAAACATTAGAGGATGGCGCGACTATTGCTATGTTTCTTATATCTAAATTAGGCCCAGTAAATAAATCATCAGTGCCAAGGTAAGTTAGCATTGCATACAAAGCGGTTTCAGCCTTAATGACAATACCACCAGCCGATACATCGAATGCGTAAGGGATTGTGATTCCATTTAATGCGCTGAAATCATAAACTGTCATGCCGTCTAAAATATACTTTCCGCCAGACTCATAAACATCAAGCTCGCTGACATCGTTAATAATAACAACGTTCTCGGCAAATCGTCCAGAAGCACCGCCAACAGGAAGGCCTTTAACTAAAAGTTCATCAGTTATATTTAGCTTTTCAAGCTGCGTATAGCCTGGGTTTCCATTTACATCAGCCATGACGATTCCTTATAACTTCGTTTGCTGGTTAACTTCAAGAACCAGAGTTGCATCCAATTCCGCAAAGTCAGCTGAGCCAAGTGTATATGTGATCTCATCGGCTAAATTGGTTGTTAGTGGAATTGTGGTGCTACCATTGATTCCCGCACCAGAAACACTACCAGCATTGATTAACTCAGTACCAGAACCGCCAGCAATGCCAACAGATACAGTTTTTACTGCGCCCGTTGTTTCTGGTGTTTTGGTGTAAACCCATGCGCTTATGATTTGGCCGTAAGTTAAGAATACGTTTGTGTTTTGTGCTGCTGCACTTGCTACGATGTTCAAGTCAATTTCAATAATTGCTTTAACTGTGTCGTATTTTGATTTGTTGCCACTTAAGCCAACCGCGTTTAATCGTGTAGACATTTCTTACTCCTTAAGGAAAGGAAAAAGCCCCGCTATTGCAGGGCTGTTTTTTGCTACGAACCTGCGTTACCGTATAAGCCGCGAGGGTCTGCCCAGCCTTTAGAGTAACGCTGGCGAGCTTTAAAGCGCAGGTTGCCAGTTGTAAAACTGTTATCCTGACCAAAGCTCAGAGGCACACGGTTGAAGCTACATAAGCCGTCCATTGCATCAGTCTTGATAAACCATGCGTCACCGATTAAGTAAGGAGTTGTAATCCAACCGTTACGAACCGCGCCTAGTGATTTGGCAGCATTAACAGCGTTGTTAGCTGTGTTATTCTGCAACACTGAACCCATAACACGCTCGAACTCGTAGCGGTTTTCACTTGCGCCCACTAATAGCTCAGGTGTTAGTGAGATTGGCAAGCCGCGAGCATCTTCAGCTCGGTCGATTTGGATCAACATATCTTCAAGCGCTGCCTCAGAGAATGCTGCCGATACCGCTGCTGCATTTGAGTAAGTACCCGTATTTGTTGGGCCTAATTGGTGGTCTGTTGCAATTAAGCTCTTACCATCACCGCCCGGCATTGTGTGTGCTGCATCGAATGCGCGGTTAAGGATATTAAAACTAACCGTCTCCTCTGTTACACGCATAGAGCGAGCTAATGACATAGCGTCACGCTGAGCTTGGCTATACAAGTCATCTTCCTGCGCTTCTTCCGTAACTACGTAGCCTTTAGCAATAGTTGTTGCAATAAACTTAGGAATAAAACCTTGACGGCGTGTATCAAATTGAACCTCTTGGCCTTCAGTCTTTTCAGACGCTAAACCAAAACCTTCAACCTGTGCTAACACCTCATAAGCTTTTGATGATGATTTATCCTCAAAAACTCGACGCCATAGCATCTCGCGCTCGGCGTATTCACTGCCAAAAATAGACTCCAAGCCCTCAAGCAAGAGTCGTGGTGCGTTACCTGTAGTAATAGTACCTGACATAATTATACTCCTGCCGCGCCACTACGGATTGTAGTGTTATTTAAACGTACACGAGCCTTTAAGCCCGTAGGGACACCATCAACACCGTCTGGCTCTAAGCCTACAATGCGGAATTGTAATGTTGATGTGGTTGCTTTAGTGCCTGAATCAACAGCCATGTTTGAGACTGTTAAGCCGCCGCTTTTAGTTGCGGCAGTCGCGTCAATATCAACATTTAAACCAACATCAGCAGCAACAAGAGCTCCACCGGTCACATCAGCAATAAAGTTTAGGTTAGGGTCAACGTGAACCATTAAATTGCCTTCAGTAGATGCAGGCAAGCCAGTCTCTACAAGGTTTTCAGTTTTTAGTTGAGGTGAGATTCCAGCAATAACGCCTGTGATTGCTGCGCCGGGTGCTGCTGCGTCTGCTTCAGCTCGGCCTTTTGTATCTGATTCGCCAGTAACAACAACAACGTCGCCTGGGGCTAATAAAGTAGCGTGGGTATCAGCAACAGAGTATGACTCTAGTTTGCCGTTATGGTCAGCGCTACTTTGGCTCATAGCTAGTACGAAAGCCATAGTAATTCTCCAATAGTAAATAAAAGTAAGTGTTATTTTCTATTAGTTTAATAACCGTAACGGCAAACTAAACAGCGATTAATCCATTAGTGGGTTAAATTCGCTTTGTGTCTCTTGCTCTTGTGTAACGCCTTTGCCGCTTTCATCAGCAGCGTATTGATTCTTTTCTAGGTCACGTAAACCGACTTCTGTCCTATTTACTGCCTGTCTTAATTCTTTGAGTAATTCTTCGCGGTCTGTTTTAAGAATCCTCATAGCATATAGTGTAGTGCTTTTAGTGCGATTCTGCAACACCTCGCCACGATGCGCTCCCACTTCATGCCTAACGAACTGATAGCCCTGCTCAAGCTTATCTTGCACGTTACCGGTTGACTGAGGATTATCGCTAGCAAAAAAGTAATGATAATCTGGATCCATATTGGGTATTTTAAGTTTAACGCCACGCATTGAAGACTTACGCCCGTTAGCTTTAATTCGTTTTTGTGCGTCACGTTCCATTTCGTCAAATGAATCAACCGCTTCACGCTCGCCTTGGTCTTTCTCTAATCTCTTTCTTGTAGTCATTTCTTATACACCCTTTCTTGAGTTTTCTACCATTTTTAAAATTTCCGCGTTAGTCATCTTTTTCATGTGCTTATTTGTCTTAAACACGCTAACCATCTGGCGCTCTTCTGATGTTAGAGAATCCATTGTAAGCTTCTCGCTCTTAACTGCTCTCGGCGATGCCTTATCAGTCATTGCTGGCCTGTCGCGGTTTGGATTTGTTGGTGGGAATGCTGAATTGACTTGCGCTTCGATAGCATCAACAAAATCTTGACCGGTTAAGTGCAAGCTTCTGTTTGCAACATCGCGAGCGTAAACAGCTTTCGGGTCATTGCCTTTTAGCCATTGGTTTTCTGACTCCCAAGCAGCTTCGATTTGCTGGTCTGCTTCGCTAACAGATGGCTGAGCTTGGTTTTGTATTTGCGCCTGTTGCTTTTGCAGCTCCTCAATCTCAATTTGAGCCCCCTTTACAGCCTCACTGTCGGCCATTTCAGCGGCCTCAACCTGCTTATTCTTTAGCTCTTCAATTCTGCTATCTAGTTGCAGCTTGTGAAATTGATTTAAATTTTGTATTTCTTCTTGGTGCTTTCGCTCACTTGCGTATTTCTGCGCTAATATTGAGCCGTTCTTATTAAATGCTCTATAGCCACCCCAGTCGGCAGGGTCTTTACCTTGTTCTTGCCACTCTTCTAAGTTTACCCACCCTTTCTCTCGGGCTTGTTTTTCTTCTGCTGATACTTCAACGGGCTCTTGCTCTACCGCTTCAGCTCCATTTTGCTCTTGCTCTACCGCCTCAATTTCTGGCGCTTCTTGCTCTTGCACTTCTTCTCTTAGTGTATCCATTTTTATTCCTCAGTCTCTAATGTAACTACGGCTTTAATCTCTTGGTCTGTAACGATTCGACGTAAATCTTTAGGGTCGCTAGTTACCTTACGCCCGCAATATGAATCAAATAATACATATCTGCCAACCTCAACACCCCAGTCTGACGGAGTATTGCAGCCACACTCAAGTTTTGAGTAAGCAAATGGACCAATCGCGACTACCTTAGCAATCTGTACCGATTCATTCTCTTTCTTGGCAACTGATTGTTGCAGAGCTATACCGCCTTTTGATTTTAAAATACCATCATCATCGGCGTCGTTAACTCTATGTAATTCAACTAATACGGAATATCCCGCGGGTGCTACGTCTTTTACTTTAAGATTAATCATCATCTCTCTCTGTTTGTGTTAATTCTGTTATTACATCTTCTAAAATCTGTATCTTTCCTCTAATTCGCTCGGCAGTGTAGCCGCTTTCAGTTCCAGCTAAACTAAGCAATAGTTCTGAGTGTTTTTGAATTAGGCTTAACGTGTGTAGTTTAGTTTCATTTAGCGCTAGCCACTCTGCTCTTTCATCTTCAGTGACATCAAGAACGCTTTCGGCCCGCTTGATATCCTCTGCAATATCTCTAATTGTTTTCACTGTTATCTCTACTATCTAATGCCGCCATTGATTCCGCGACTGTCTTTAGTTGTTGCGCTTCTGTTGCTTGCGTTTCTGCGTTTATCTTTTCAGCTTCTTGGATTGTCTTGATGTTACCGACTTCCATCTGCTGAATTTTAGCTTCAAGCTCTGCCATTTTAGCCTGCGCTTCAATGTCTTTCCTTTCTTGCTCTGCCTGCATTGTAGCAACTTTAGCCGCTGATTCTGACTCTTTTATTTCTAGCTCTTTGTTTCTTAATTGTAGCTCAGCCTCAATCATTTGGTTTTGTTTTTGTAGTAATTGATTTTGCTGCTCTTGAGCTGCCTGCATCTGCTCCATTCGCGCCTGCTCTTCGGGTGATGGCTGCTTATTAAATACAGCGTCATACTTATCAGAGTCAATCGCATTAAAGTAACCTTCGATTATAGGTAATACATTACCACCAGCTTGCATGATCATTGGTATCTGATCCATTTCAGCTGTTGCTTGCTGTATTCTTTGTGACTGATTACTAAATTTAGCATTTGCAGTTGGTTTTATAAACAACTCTTCCGAATAATCATCATCATAGTTAGCGCCGTCATTTAGCTTTTGGTACTGAACGGGGTCGGTATATCTCGCGTTCAGCTCATACATGATACGAAACTCTTCACTCATTGAGTTAAGGGTTCGGAATAATAACGCTGATGTTGGAATTGCGCCCTCTTGTAGCATGCCAAGAACCGATGCCGCTGGAATGTTAGGACTCATCATTTCACTAATATCTGTCTTGTTACCAATGGAGTTGGTTTCCGCTTTCAATTGCTCGTTAAGCTGAAGTAAGACAGTGCTAGGCTCTTTTGTTGGCAATGGGATAACACTATTTCTTAACTCTTCCGATGATAAGTTAGTATCACGCCACTGACCAGGCTTGAAATCTATACTGCCTTTTTTCTTCTGGCGGTGCTCTTTAGACAAAAAACCACTCTGTAAATTAGCTAAATCGCCAGCATTAAACAGTGAGTTAGTAGCCTTGTTGATAGCCTTCATTGAACTAGCCATTAAATGCTGAAAGCCGTAGCCAAGTAAAGAGCAGTTGCCAGAATCCATGAATCTATAATGAGTCACCGCTTTAATAGGGTTAATGCAGATGACTTTGGCTTTCTTGTTTAGCTGCTTTATCTCGCTGTCAATAAATTCCATGTGTTCTTCTGGGCTAGTATACGGGGCCGGCTCTTGATTAACAATCTGCTGAACTATGTCATCATAAGATGATATGCGGTCATTGTATTTAATCGTTAAACTGTCGTTATCCCACATCGCCATAACTCGAACAACCTTGCCGCTCTGCTCATGCACTGTAACAAGTACCGGCTCAGAATAGCCATCATCATTAATATCAAACTCAGTTATTTGCTCTAGGAATCTGTAGTTTTCATTATCAATTGTGTTTTCAATTTCATCGGTAAACATTGAATCTATATCTAGCCACAACTCGGAATTGATGCGCTCTGTTATTTCGTTGCGCGTGTAGTATCTGATGTGTGTAAAAAAGTGAGGCTCATCTAATGTTTGGCACTTGTTGTTAATAGAGAAATCAGGATAGCTAACTAACTCAGAGCAGTTATGACCTAGGCCCGAATCAAAGTAAGTCTTTTTAAACACTGAGCCCTGAGCAGCCAAGCGATAGAATAAACGCTCCTGCTGTGGTCGCCAGCTCTTATCCTCAAAATTAACCTGCCAATTCATGTGCTTTTTAACGCGGTCGGATGCGTCTTTTATTTGCTCGTTATCTTCATCCTCGAATTCAATGTTGATTAAATCAGGATTGGCTAGTATTTCCATTACGGCCTTGTCACCGAAGTCAGCTATAGCTTGGTTTGCTATCTGTGATTTATAGTTAGATGCACCGTCCCATGGTTTATCCTGTGCTTTTGAATCTGGCTCACATAGTTTTATGCCATCCTCTAGCACAACGCACCAGTCGCCCATTGAGGCCTCATTGTCGTTATGTGCCTCGATAACTCTAGCGCCTAGCTTGTTTAGTTCTTCATCGCTCATGTCATCAGCAAGATTCTTGTTTTTAATTGCGTCTAGTAGCTTTTTCATTTACCAATATTCCCGTGAGTTCTGGTTTTGATACTCGTCTTCATCATCTGCGTGTATTATATCATACTTGCTTTTGGCGTGGCGTCTCATCATATAAGCATAGCGTAAAGCGTCGAGTAAATCGTCACCAACTTTTACAATCTTCCCATTGTCGTCGCGGTGGTAGTTTGTGAACTCTTCTAGCAATTCCATTACACCGGAGGACTTAATAAACATTAGCTTTTTGTTTTTAATTAAGTTGTAAAGCTCAATTATTCCAGCCTCAACACCGTTACCACCATTGGGCCATGTCGCTTGCTTAAACAGCATATCCCAGCCGCGCGACTTGTAATATTCTTTTTGCTCTCTGCCTGAACCCTTCTCAGACTGAAACCCATCATGTGGCCATGCGGTGGGTACACCATTGACCCAGCTTTTTATGACTTCCCAAACCTCGTAAGGCTGTTTTTTTGATGCCTTGTAAGCATTGGCCACATAAATAATATCAGTGTCCTTATCTATCCACAGTTGTATATGTGCTTGTGGATGGTCCCAGCCAAAATCCATGCCGTTTATAATAAACCAGTGGCTAGGGCATTTCATTGGGTCAACTATGTTGTCATGTATATCTAAATCAAATATCAGGCCAGCGCCAAGTAGTGGTAAACCCTTGGTTCTCATGTCACGTTGATATGGCGGGAATTGAGAAAGCAAAGCCTCTTTAGTTTCTTCTGTTAAATGCTCGGCATCATCCCACGTTGCCCTCTGCATATACTGAGATTTGCCAGGTTTATCCATAAAATTAATGACAAGCTCAGTTCGACCGTTCTCAGGTGTAAAGGTTAATATTCCTCTACCACCTCTGCCCTTGTCACCCGTCGCTGTCCTTGTGATAACCTGTGGATAAATTGTGGAATCTTTTGGTTCTTCATCTATGTGATACCAATCAAGGCTATCACCCATCAAAGCATGCTGCCCTTGAGTGTATGACCAGAACTGCAAGCGAGATATACCACCGGACTTATGACGAACCCTAACCTCACGACAACATCGAGGTGTGCCCATCATTGGCAGGGCATCAACAATTCTATCCTTGGCTATCAATCCGCCAGTTAACTCACCGCCAGAGTAAGTGCCCACGATTGGCATCTGTAGCAAGTCACGAATCTTTTCACCTGAGTAACCAAGCACCCAGATTAGCGGGGCGTGCTCGAACTTATGGCCAGTCCAGTCGTCGGGGTAATCACCTGTAGCGTGAATGGCATCAACCAAGCATCCGGTGTAAGTCTTTCCTACCCTGTTGGCAGCCATGAGCATTGATGACCTATGACTTAGCGTACTACCAATAAACTTATGCTGCCAAGTGTACAAAGACTCGAAAACTTTCGAGATAGTTGTTAAACCTCGGCGCCTCTCTCTTTCTTTTAGTAACAACAAAAGCCGCTCTTTATCTGGGCGGCTTAACTTGCTTACCTTGGCTTTGTTGGCTAGTGACTCTATTTGCGAGTCACTGACTTTGTTTTCGTCTATCATTAAGTGTCAGACTTTTGGTCTGAGCCAATTATTTTCAATGTCGTGCCGTCGACTGATCCGGTAACCCTAATATCATCCAAAAAGGCAAATTCAACCCTATTAAAATCAGTTACCGCTGTTTCAAATGAAATCCAATCATCGCCTATTTTAACGTCAATAGCTATATTACTGTCACTGTAAAAATCATGTGTTGATGAGCGAGGGATTGCTCTATTGCTAGTAGTGTCAAGCCCTGACAGAACTATAACCTCACCGCTATCTATCTTTGTATCTAGTTTATATCTTTGAATGCTCATTGTGTTTCCTTATTTGCTTATAGCTTTAATTGGCTTGGCGTTGATTGCTATTGATGTTATCTGGCTTGCACCTATGCTTGATATGAACTTATTGTCATCACCGAATGAGGGCGTTTTAAGCATGAAGTCATCCATTGTTGCATTTAACGTTCCGATTGCAGGATAATCAAGCGCGCCACTAGCTGACATTGTAAAATCATCCATAACAACATTAATAACACCAATGGCGTCGTTCGTGGCGCTACCACTAGCGATCATTGTGAAATTATTCATTGCCACCAATACAGAGCCAGAAACATCCTCACCAACCTGTCCTGCTGCTAACATTGTGAAATCATCCATTGTTACGCTTAGCGCTCCACCCTCAGATGCCCAGATGTTAGGAGCAACCCCCCATGCATTAACTGCACTCATTATAATACCCCTTCAATCCTCATACCATCCTCAGGTAATCCAGCTGCATCATAGACATTACCTCGGATAGTATCACCGAGTGTTGCTTGGACAGCGATTTGTAATATATCATTCTCAACATTAACTAAACCGTTATGCACTATAACTTTGGCGTTATCCCACATCACCGAATCATAAGTTCCATCTGGCACTCCAGCAGTACTTATAGTCAATACCTCCCCCGTGAAAGCATCGTAGCGTATTCCTGCAGCCGTATCTATATCAGCGTCTTGTTTTATATGCAAGCCATCGTTACCAGAGGTACCAGTATCTATATCAATAACAGATAAGTCACCGCCATATTTTACATTCACATTTGATGCTATAACGTCTGTAAATGCTTGGCGTATATCCGCTATATCCTGCGGCGTTGCTGCTAAATTATTACCAACTGGGAAATATGTCAGGTAGTGTGTAGTACCGAAATCGGAGTTTAAATCATCACAAAACTGATTTAATAGTGTTGTCATTGTCACTGTTCCCGTCCCATCTTCAGAGTCGTTCTCACCCCCGACACCTGTCGTGAACTCGAAACCCCCTACAATCGAATGGAATGTTTCAATCTTGCCATAGTTGCCCGTACCTTTTTGCCATGCGTCAATTTTTGACCCACCTACAGCAATATTATTAATGCATAAGACTATACCCTGTTTTGCATACTCATTAGCAAGCCAAGGCCACATCGAGCCAGCAGAACCAGCACCCGCTCCAGTTGGGTCAACGAGGGGTTGGAAAGTATTTGAACGATACATGATTGGCTGTATGCCGTTTATTTCAGGGTAAGACTGGTTGTTAATACCCAATCCTTGCTCATTAGATTGCCACATAGGACACACGCATGCCGCTGCTGATATATGAGTTACAGCATCAGTAGTACCAACATCATCACTGTATCTAACAGAGATTGTCTGCTGTCCTGTTACTGTCACTGTTCCTGTAAATGAACTTAACCCTGGCGTTGCATCTAAAACTTGCCATGTTGTACCATCTAAGCTGTACTCAATACTAACCGCCTGTGTCCCTGTAGTCCCAGATACCGTGAAAACCGCTTGGTTGCTGCCATTACGCTGCTTACAATCGTATTGTTCAGGTGTTGTAATAGATATGCTATTTGTTTCGCCAGTGCCATCAAACCCGCCTCCTGTTAGATCCCCAGTCAGCAAACCGTCTTGTGAAGACGTGGTATCAGGTAACACTGTCTCGCCTATATCCTGGTTGAAATTGTAGGTTCTCGTGGCAAAACCAGCACCGGATATTGTGAATATATTGTAGATCTTATCTTCAAATCTAAACCCGTTATTGCCTTGACCGAACACATTGAACTCAACCACTCCAGCGTAAGTCCCTTGCGCTTGTACACCGTCAACCTCACATGTTATTGTGCTTCCAACCCTAGTCACTGTAAACAAGTATGGGGTGTCTTGCAGGTAAGACGAGGTGACGTTTATACTATTTCCACCGAACCTGAACTGAAACCTATTGCCACTTGCACTAGCTATATAGTTGTCTGTATTGGCCGTATTACCTAGCGCTATCAAAGTCGATGGGAACCACTCAATAGTTCCCACTATTGAGAAATCACCTGCTAGCGTGATGGTGGGTATATCCACCTGTAGCGCACCGTTGAATTGTAAAGCCATATCTAACCCCTACAAATTACCGCCATTAAGCACATAAGACGAAATAGAGACAGGAACACCAGAAACCAAATCAACAGTATTAAGATTTAAATCACTTCCCGATAATCCAACGTCACCGTCCAGTACAAAATTACCATTACCGTCTACCTCGCGGAACCATGTTGCTGTACCAGTAACTAAAGCATTAGCACTTGTGATTGCGTTGGCTGTTAATACACCCCCGCTAGCCGCTGGGCTTGATGGGTCACTAAACACCGGTTCAGCTAAAAGAGTAGTCGCCGCACCACCAGTTGCAGGTCTAACGCCATTGTAGACTCTGATTGAACCAGGGCCGACACCAGCATCCCTTGCAACTGTAACTTGGTCTAGTCTTGCGTTTGCTAGTGATTCATTGATTTTAATTGTCATTATTTCCCGCCTTTTGATTGCTTTATATACTCAGCTATTACTTGCTCAGCAGTTTGATTTGATTTGTTATATTGTGATGTGTAAAACATGATGATAGCGCCAACCGCGCCAATAGTTAGAACTCTGTTTATATACTTCTTTACGTCATTAATGCTTGAGAATACAGATTGATGCGCGATAGCTTCGTCTTGCAGGTTGCGAACATCAGCCCTGATTTGTGGAAGTTCTTGCAATGCGCTTGTTACTTCAACAAGTCTAGCTTGCCCGTCTTTAATCTCGACTATCGCCGCCGCCATTGTTTCCATCGTCTGCTGAAGATGCTCGTTCGTCCTCGCCTGCATCTCTACTATATGTTCCACTTTCTGGTTCATCAGCGCTAAGTCTGTTGACCATGGTTTCGCCTGCCCGTCGCTCATACTTTATCACCCACACGAATACTTCGGCTAGCTTTATCGCTATGACGGCGAGAACTGGGTACAGCAGCACTAGAAAACAGAACACGAATAGCATCAAATAAAATACTCACAATACAAACAACCTCAATAGCCCGGTAAACATCGCTAAAAATCTCACTAATATTAAATAATATAGCATACATACTATTATTTAAAAACAGAGTGATTAAGAAGCAGTCAAACAGGGCGCACATAGCAAGCAGTATAACAAGTAGATTTGATTTTGTTTTTGATATGTCAATGCATGCACATACAACAACAAGTTTCACAAGCGCAACTATTGCCGTGGTTATTATAGCAGATTGCGGGAGAGGCAGCCCGAAGGCAAAGCTTATGTTATTTGATACGAAGTTGATTGAGTGGTGATATGTTAGAGCCTCAAAGGTGAGACTCACACATAATGCAAAGGCTAGTTTCATTACTTGCGCTTCGTTGGTTTCTTTGGCTTAGGCGGTGTTTTAGATTTACCCATTATCATCTCCGGTTAGTTGACGGTTTAATCAGTATAGCATTACTTTGCTACGCCTTTAATCTTTTCAACTGTTCTTAATCCAGCAAGACCGAGCATTGCCAACGTGAGCTCCATCATTACATCAATTGGCAGTTCTGGCGCCCCAATCTCTGGCATTATCCAAGCCAATACAGGATTAATGACAAAGGCAAACAGAAAACCGAGTCCACAAACCCACATTAAGAAAGGTCGAGCCCCTGCCACAAATGTTGACCGATGCTGGGCTTGCACTTTATTTATCTCAGCTTGAACTAGAGCAGGGTGTTGCTCAATCTTCTTAAGCATTACCTTGGCTTGCTCTCTCTCTTCATCGCTTGTGAATAATGAATCGAATATATTGCCAACTGCTTTAATTGGCTCGGCTGCACCCACACTAAACAACTTACTAAAGAAACTCATATCACGCCTCACAATAATCTAAGTATGCATTAAAATAATCATTGGCATCAGCCTTTCCATGTACGGTATTCCAATGCCTCTTGCAGTAATCAGCCATAGCCCGCACATCGCGACTACAAGGCAAAGCCTCTGGCTTCATGAATAACCTTTGCCTAGCCATGAACATTTGATACTGCAAATCATACTCAAGCCCATCACTGTGCTCCAAGTTATAACCGAGCAAGCAGGCATTATGGATGCAACTATCACCATTATCCCACACGTCATCGTGGGTTGCTGGCTCCATCTGGAATATACCGAGAGCTGGCCCGTTATCACCCTGCCTCAAGTACGTGCCAAGGTGTGACTCATGCGCCGCTATCATCATTAGTAACTCAACAGCATCGTTACTGTATCCGCTTGGTATTTGCTTCAGTGTGCGAGTTATTAGGTCGCGTAGTTGGGCTGGGTTAATCACACTTCACCTCTCAATATCATATCTATTTTATACATATCATTGTCATACTCATCACAGCCGAGCACCATTTGATTCGTGACACATTGGCCAGGGATGAATGGCGCATCATCAATACTGCCACACTCCCTGTTATCTAGCTTAAACATATCCTCTACATCCCATATTAA